ATTTGTATTTTTTGCCTTAAATTTTTTTATATGATTTATAATCAAATTCCAGAATAGCAGCAATATAACAACTACTCCCAATATTACAAATCCATAATATGTCCTTAAAAATTCTTCAATAGTCATTGTCTTCTTCATATAGTTGCATATTTTGCAACAAGATGCAGAGTTTTCTAGTGTGTATCCTTTTAAATTATCCATTCGATCAATCCCCCTTCGTTCTTTTCCTTCTCCACAATAATTACATATCTTTGATACAATATCTATAAATTCTTCAAGTGATAATGTAACATCCAAATTTCTTTCTCTTGTACTAATTTTTAATCTCCCATACTGTGCTTTAAAAGAAAGATTTTCTCGATAATATCCCTTAGCATATTGTTTGTATTTCTCAAGATTTTCACTCCTTCTTTTTGCTGAATCAGTATTTAATTTCTCTCTGTTTGCTATAGCCCATGCTTTACGACTTGCTCGGATTTCTTCTTTGGTTTTAAGAACTCTAGGATGTAGTGCACGATACTGGGCTCTCTTTTCCTTGTTTGCTTTTGAGATCTTCTCTGCATTTGCGAGATACCAATTTCGTTTCTGTTCTTTGTACCACGGCTCGTTCTTTATCTTTTTGTGCAATTCGCGATTATATTTTGACGCATCTTCTTTGTTTCTCATAATTCTCATGTTTAGGTGCACAACCTTATTGTTATGCACCCTCGATGAGAATTATATCACAAATGCAATATAATTACTATTCGATTATGTACAATTTATATCAAACAATACTGGTTTGACATTCGTCTGTACCAATGTTCCATAATCAAGTCGCGAATGGATTTGCGTACCGGAGAGAGAACCTGCTGTCGAAGAAGCAGGCATTTCTGCCACATACGTTTTTCCAAATGTGCTTCTCAGAAGTCCGAGCTTCTGTGTCTTACGAACACCTGCCATGATATGGCTTGCGGTGAAAAGGGTAGAAACATAGTGATAAAGTCCCATGTAAGGAACTCCCACCATTTCCACACCCCCTACATCGCCCCCGCCTTGTTTAAGAGCTTGGTCTGCCTGATAGAAACCGTTTGCCTGCATGAATGCAGTCAAAAGTGTCCAGTCGGCAGGTCGCCATACAGTAAAGCCTCCATTCTGTTTGTATAGAGAGAAGCCGTTTGCAGTGATAATTTGTTAAATGATTCCACGAACAATATCGTCAATGTTCGTTGCTGAGACAGTGATTGCGGTTGAAGCAAGTCCGAGGACTCCCGCTCCCGTATCACCGAAATCCGTCCATGCCGCATGGTTTGCCAAAACAACACTTTCAACTCGCTCATTGATTTTCTTTCCCAAAAGGTCTCCCAAGGTAGCCCAGTCTGCATATTTTGACTGTGCTTGATCGGCATAGTCCATATAGACCGAATCAATGTCTGTGTTTGTCACAGAAAGAGTCTCGTTCGTATAAGTTGTGCCGATAAATGGGATAACTTTCGTGAGGTCTGAACGACCAGCAGCAGATGCGAATTGCGCCGCAGTTACCGCTGGTTCGTTAGCTGTAGAGATCAATGGAAAGTTAGTTGCTTGTGTGTCAGTATAATGAACATCGCACACTTCTTTCCAGTTCTGGCTTTTATCAAGTCGTTGGGCTACTTTATTTTCCCAAGCCGCTTGCCAGATTTGGATGTTTAGATTAGCCATTTATATTTCACTTAGTTAATAACCAAGTGAATTTAGACTACCGCTGCCAAGCTGGACGATTTGGGTCTGTTTTTGCCGTGATTGCGTTGATCACCGCAGAACGGAGCGCAAAATTGTCAGGAAGCGATGCAGGGTCATAGTTTGCTTGTTCATACTTTGCTATAGCTGTCGCTATATCAGTTCCTCCACTATTCCCAGAACGCTTCGTTCCACTTGGAGTCGCATCTTTAACTTCTCGTTGTCCTTTATTTGCAGTGAGTTTTGCTTGGACATAGTCGTCTTTGAGAGCTTGTCTCACGGTCATACCCGTCTTTTTGACAATATCCTCAATGACTTTTATGTCTTCTGCTTCATTCACTCCCTTAAGGTCAAGATAGTCGAGTTGCGTTTCATCTAATTCACCTGTTTTGGAAGGTTCAGCCTTTTTAGAACCAGTCGCCAACGCTTCAATGGCTTTTTCCTTATCCGCAAGTTTTAGCTTGAGGGTTTTAGTTCGCTCACGTTGAGCAATCGCCTTATCACGCAGTTTCTGGGCTTCCGCCTTCCAGTCGGTAGTGTCTTCTTCGCCTTCAACCACTTTGGGAAGATCTAAAGATTCTTCTACCACTTCTTCTTCTTCTTCATTTTTAATTTCAACCATAATGATACTGATTAACAGTTTTGTTTGAGACTGAAAACTCACTAATAATTTTATTTATGCCGAACTATAACGGCGATTCAATGTTGATAAGGTTTGAGAACCAAATAACTAATCAATAAACAATGTAACAAGTGCGTCCACATCTGAATCTGCCTGTCGCACAAAGTCAATGCGTGCATAATTATCTGCCCCTGTATCACCAAGAACAGTGACGCTAGAAGTTGCACGTTTTAAGTTAATACCCGTACCGGCCGCAATTACGATGTCCGCAGTCGCGGTTGTTGAAGCATTCCTGATAAACAGAGAGCGCATTTCATTTTGTTTCTGTGGCATCCATGCGGTTGTTGAAGCCATAAGCGTCAAGGTAACATCTGCAACATTCACGGTGTAGTCAATACAATTCACATCATTTGAAATGTTTGGAAGTGTTCCAACCGCCGCCGTTGTTGATGTGGCGTAACAAGAGTTTCCACCGAATGTATATCCGGCACGGAAATATTGTGTTTCTGTTTTCTCGGGACCCGCTGATGCACCAATAGGTTTCTCTTTTATTGACAGCGCTCCGCCAAAGATACTGACAATAGACAGCACCAAAGCAAGAATAACTCCTCCAATCATTATTTTGTTATTCATTTTCTTTTTTTGTTTTCTTAATAATAGCGACCTTTTTCTCTTTTTCCTTTCTCTCTAATTTTATTAACCGTTCCTCTTCTTCTGCCCGATGCTTATCTCTAAGCGATGACATTTTGTTGTCTGACAACATAATTATATTATTACTTAATAATTAACGACTTTCGCTTATGGTAATCGTGGTACTTGCCACAAAACCATAAACTCTCACCAAATTACATCCATACACACCGGAGTCATACGCGACCGTCGTACTTGCTCCCTGTAAGTGCCCAAATACTCCTGTTGGAGATTGCCCCACAAGATCAGTGAACGTAAGCATCACGGGTTGCGCTACGGTAGTGATGATGCGAGCGGAACAAGAACTTGTGGCAAATGCAGTCATTGAATTTCCCGGTCCAACAATAACAGTCGATGTGGTTGCCATTGTTGCGGGTAATCCCGATGGGGCTGATGCTGATACTTGTCTTGCTTGATAAGACATTATTTCAAATATCAATAACCCCATCATGGTAATTACCGCAACGCCTAATCCTATTTTTATTGTTTTTATATTCATTTTTTTGTTTAGTTGTTGCTAAAAACCGACCCCTCTGCGGAAGTCGGTTAGTTCTCTGAAGCACAAGCACTACTTTGCGATTCAGGGAACTAGCTAACTTCCCCAAAGATGTAGTGCTATATTCAATTTGTTAATAATTATACCATTTTTTTATCTGTCTACCTATTTGTCTACCTAGCGGGCATCTTCTCTAGTGGCTTCTCTTCAACTGATTTATACCGTTCAATTTCAATAAAAGCGTTGCGCACCAAAATAAGTCCATCTATCCTCGACCTTACTACTTGTCCGATATTCTCGTTGGTCATTTGATTACTTACCCCATCAAAAGAGAACTGCTTTTCAATCACTTCTTTCAAGGCATTGAAAAGGGTAGGGTTATTGGCGATCTGTGAGAGTATATTTTTGTCCATATAGTAATTATATTACTCGTTCCATTAAGCATTGTTCATAACCCCCATCTGAAACTGAATAAGCTACCAATCTCCACCCATCTCTTGCCATGTCGTTTATTTCATCAATAAATTGAATAGTAGAATCTGGTAGATTTGTAAGTTGTTTATATTCGTATTTCATATTACGCCATTGCGGGGTTAGGTTGTAATGGTGAAGGTTGCGGAGCAGGTTGCGCAATAGCAAGTTTCTCAATTCCCGAAAAATCTGCGGGGGACATCCCCGAAAATTCTAACATCTCGTTAAATGACGTAGCCATTCCAGGGATTTGCATTACTTGAGCAAACCCTTGAGGATTAGCAAATGCAAAACGGAAGATATTCGTTATCTTATCAGCCATCACAGAGAGGTTCTTACTCTTTCCTGCAACAGATACTTTGACGGACAGT